ATCTTTCTATACGCATTACACCCAGGCTCTTGCAGCTAGGGGTACAACTCAAACGCAACAGGTTAAGGAGGCCACAGCATGAGTTTTTTCGATCAACAAGTAAACCTCTCGCAGGTAGAGGACAAGAGCGGTGATTTCGCACCCGTCACAGAGGGCGAATACACTTTGGAAGCTACATCTTATGCAGAAAAAGTGTCTAGTAATAACAATGATATGCTTGAAATAGAGTACACCATTGTTGGCCCTAACTTCAGCGGTCGTAAGATATGGGAAACTTTTGTTAAGGGTCAGCCCGTTGCCTATGGGAGACTCAAGGGTTGGATTGTTTCAACCGGATTTTCTGGTGACCAAGATCTAAATTTGCCTTTAATAAATAGCGCCATGAATCGTAGATTCCAGGGCAATGTTTATATGGAACCTGGCAGCAATGGGTTTTCAGATAGACCAAAGATCAAGTCGTTCTTAAAGCCACAAGCAGCGCCGGCTCAACAGCCAGTTCAGCCAGTGCAGCAAGAACAACCTCAGTTCCAACAGCCTCCTGTTCAACAAGCACCTGTGCAGCAGCAGCAGCCTATGCAGCAACAGCCTGTTCAACAGCCAGAGCAACAACCTGCTGGAGCGGCGCAATTCAACGCGCAGTGGTCGAAGTAGTAGTTGTTTTCAGGATTGGCTCGAAGGAATTTCGGCAGAGTTTTTTCGATGCCAATCAGGATGTGGTCGATGATTTTATCGATCGCATCCAGCCTGAGAACATAGTAAAGATAATCGAGAAGAAACATGAATTATGAAAGGAAGATGCAGGCCGTCCTGAAAGTTTTGGAAAGGCCCAGACTAAGTATGTGGGCTCTAGATTACTGGCACGATGTTTACTTGCAGCTTGCTAAGGCACAGATAAATGAAACTGAGACAATACCAAGAACAATCCATTGAGGGTATAAAAAATTGGTTTGGCACACAAACCACACCCCCTCTGCTTGTTCTTCCTACTGGATCTGGAAAGACTGTAGTGTTTGCTACTCTTATACGGAACCTCTATCGGATTAATCCGAATAAAAGATTTTTAATTATCGCGCACAGACAAGAGTTGATTAGCCAAGCGCGAGATAAATTGCTTAGCGTGTGGCAATGCGCTCCCTACAGCATTATGGCTGCGGGATTAAAAGAATTCGATGCAACCGCGCCTATTGTTATTGCTAGTAGGGACACATTGGCTTCAAAGAAACGACTACATGCATGCGAACCATTTGATTTGATTGTGGTTGATGAGGCCCACCATGTAGGCCCAGATAAAAACAGCCGGTATAGAAAGATACTTAGCCACCTCGAGGAGATCGGGGATCCGTATGTAATGGGAGTGACAGCAACCCCATATCGAATGGGCCAGGGCATGATCTATGGAATGGAAGATGATCATTACTTTGGTGGTGTAGCTCATCAGGTGACAATACCAGAACTCATAGAGCAAGATTACCTATGCAGGCTTTCTGCTTTTGCAGTAGCGGATAGCGCTATCATCGATGCCTCTACTGCTAGGTTGAAGTTTAAAGGTGGTGACTATCGAGAGTCTGACCTCGAGGTGATTGCCATGGAAGATCACACCATAGTGCAGATCATTGATGACTGGATCGACAAAGCCTTCAGCAAAGGAAGGACCAGTTCAGTTTTCTTTTGCGTCACAGTCGCTCATGCATACAAGATGTGTATGTATCTAAAGAAGAGTGGTATTAAGGCCGCTGCCATTACAGCAGAGACTCCAACTAAAGAAAGAGTGCAGATACTCGAGGATTTTGAGTCAGGAGAGATCAATGCTTTGTGTAATGTAGCCGTACTTACTGAAGGATGGGACGCTCCGCGCACGGATTGTATCGCTATATTGCGCCCCACTAAGTCTTTAGGTCTTTATGTGCAGATATGTGGCCGTGGCATGCGTACCTGGGAAGACAAGAAAGACTGTCTACTTCTAGATTACGGAGAGAACATGAAGCGCCATGGCTGTATCGATCGAGCCAAGCCAAAGAATAATAGAGATGAAACTGATGACAAGGTTTGGATCTGTGACTCTTGCCTGGGTGTGAACGACTGGGACGAGCAGTTTTGTTTTGAATGCGGAGAGCCCAAGCCTAAGCCTGAGATTAAGATTGAAGAAGAAGCTGTACAAGGAGAGGGTGATGGCTTTGTGGATAAAGATGTAGCCGCAGCTAACGAAGCGGCTGAAGGGTATGTTCTTTCAGATGAGATGCAAGAAGTTGGTGTTAAAGAAGAAACTAGGAAGGTAAGCAATGTTATAGCTGAAGCTACTGTATCGGCTAACGGTAACCTTTACTGCAAAGTTAAGTTCATGACTTATGACAGTTATTATCCTTACAGTTTGTCATTGATGATTGGCATGCCTGGTAAAGCTGGGCTTGCTGCTCACAGAAAGTGGAGCACACTAACTAGAGAAAAAGGTTATGAGCCCGATACAGTTGATGAAGCTGTCATGCTAATTAATAGTGGGGTATTTGATAGTATCCGTGAAATAGTAGTCAGAAAAGAGGGGAAATACTGGAATGTTGTCAACGCAAATTTTTGAACAGATCGATGAAAAGATTGTTGAGCTCGAGACTCGATACCGCAATCACTTAGGTATGAGTGGCATAGGCGATGACGATGAGAGAAAGCTTTGGCTAGGGTTCAGACACTGCCTTAATTCTAGTTTTGAGGGGCGCATGCTTAGATTATTTAATCTAGGAAACCGCATCGAGGACCAGGTTGTAGATGACATCAGAAGGACCGGGATCATTGCGGTCGCTAGTGAAGATGAGAATGGCAAACAATTTAGCGCGTCACTTCTTGGTGGACACTTTGCTGGATCGTGCGATGGGATACTTAAAGGTGTATTACCAGAGCCTAATGAAGAAGCTATTGTTTTATTGGAAGTAAAAAGTGCCAACGACAAGCGTTTTAGAGAGCTCCAGAAAGAGAGAGATTACGGAAGTTGGAGTGAAACTTATCGTTGGCAAATCCACTGCTACATGGGTGCTATGAGTTTAACACATGCTTTGGTGGTTGTGGTAAATAAAAACAACAGTGAGATCTACTCTGAGATCATCGAGTTTGATCCAATCATCTGGGAGAAGGCCCAAGAAAAAGCCAGGAAGATAATATGCAGCGACTCCCCTCCTCCGCCCTCGAGGTCTGAAAGTGACTGGCGTATTAAGAACGAAAGCACTGTGTATCAGGACGTTTATTTTAAAAGGCGCTTACCACAATCAGTTAACTGTCGCAATTGTATAAATTCAAAACCTGTTGTAGAAAGTAATGGAGCCACTTGGTTGTGTTCCAGAAGAAACAAAGCACTAACTTTTGAAGAGCAGAGGACTGCATGCGATGACCATTTGTGGATACCCGCATTGGTTAATGCTGATTACTTGCCCGATGAAAGCACTGAGGATGAAGTTGCTTATCGAGTTGGTATCATGAAGATCTTTAATGTGATCTCGAGCAAGCGAGGAGAACATCGTTACACCAGTTGTGAAATGCGTGAACTATCCAAGACTGGTTTTGATTTAGAGATGATAGAGAGTATGGAGCCTATTAGAAATGAATTTGATGGAACTTATGTTGAGGTGAAAGATGAGGGAACCATTCCGTTTTAAGCTGTCTTCTCTTGGACTACGGCTGCTCTTGGGTTTTTTACTATTACTATTACCGTTCCAGGGTACAGGGCTTCAACTAGTTTTTTCTTTAACTTAAAGACCTGAGTGAGCACTCCTTTGGTATCCTCTACCACTGTCTCGCCATTTACTTTGTATCTAAAGTCAGCAATGTATTTACATATGTGTTTGCCTTCAACTTCACATTTGTAAGGGATCTGTACTTCTAGATCAGTAATGTGGCCACTGTTCTCTAATGCTTTGAGAATCTTGTATCGAGCGCCTTCTAGTTTGGAATCAAATACAATGCCATCGTACTCAACCTTGATTGCTTTGTATTTTGACTTTCTTCGGAGGGTCACCGCACACCCATCAGTTTATCTATTTCAACTTGTCTTAATACATCATCGGACTGTCGATTAAATAAAGATGATCGAGTTGGAAGTTTAATTGGTTCTGGCGGCTCAAAAAAACTAGTGTCTGGTTGTGATGAAATTGCTGGCAATCTATTTGGCGTAATGTCTGGCAAAGGTCTTCCAAAAACTTTAGTCGCTTCTGTCTGTATCATCGACATGTCAATCGGGTTTGAAGCTTTAGTTGCAGTCTCTTGCTGTGCCTGGACGATCGTTTCTTTTGATGGGAAGAAAGGCACAAACTGACCCCTCATAACCTTTTCATACTTAGGCGTCTTAGCTCGCTTCAATGGTTTTGCTATCTCTGAATCGGTCAGACCAAGTGCTCTTGCATCTTCAATTGCTATTGATAAATCTCGCAACGCTTTGAACCGCTGCTCATTGCTCAAGACATAGGCTTTGGTTATATCCTCTGCACTTTTGGAGCTACGACTTCGAGCAACTGAATTAAATATTCTAGCTGCTTGTCGAACATTATCGGATGCTTCAACGCCTCGATAATACAATGTGTTTTCTAGCTGAGGTTTTAATATCTTTACACCACTCAAAGACTCAGCAAACGTACCTGCTGTATTTAACCTTTCTCCTCTTCGATTCCTCATGGTGGCTGGATCCATTCCAAACGCCAGTCCAACTGATTTAGGAAAGTCTTTAAAGTTGAAGTCAACGTATTCAACTAAAGGAATACCAGTGCCAGATAAAATTGTATCAGTACTAGCAGCGAACTCTCCAGGAGATACTCCAGGTGTTAAGGCTTCAGCAATGTGAGCAAATCTTTTGGCAAATTTTAGATTGAATGGATCTGATTCGTTGACAATCGGACGATCGAACTGAGTTCTATTTCTAACAATATCTAAAGTCTTTTCAGCAACCATGGCCTCACCAAAGAATGGAGTGAAGAACTCTCCAGTTGATTCAGTGAGCGCGTTAAGAGCTATTTCTCCGAGCTCTTGTTCAGAAGTTATTCCATTATTAACTGCATTCCAAAGACCACTGATTGGTCTCTTCAAATAGTCGTATGGGTTTGTGTATGAGAAGTTATAAAGCTCAGTTATGTTTCCGTCTTTATCTGATCCAACAGGGATCAATACACTATTCCTATCCCAAGGTGCAGCGAATGATCTCTTATAGGCGTTAACTTGTTCATTATCCACGCCAGTCAATGCGAGCCCAGCAGAATAAAGTCCTGTATTAAGACCGCCAGTAACAGCACTAAGACCAACAAGCCTTCTCATCCCAACTGATCGAACGGCTGCTGACTCACTAGCAAGCTCTTTAACTGATCGACCCAAGATATTAGATCCAGTACGCAAGATTTCAGCAGGGAACGCAATAAAGTTTCCGACTACAGGAATGCGCCTGATGTTTTGAATAAGTAATGGTACTCGAGAATAGTTGGGGACCGTGTCCTTAACAATAGCTACAGCTTCTCGCTTGAGAAAAAGATCTCTAGCCTCATCGCTAAGTTGTCGTACATCTACATCCAAACCAAACTCAGTAATGTTTCTTACATCAGTGGCTGGAATCTTTGCGTTAGGATCTGCTTTTAATATTCCTTCTAGCCTACCCTTTTCCATTTTGTAGCTATAGATCTTCCAGACATCATCGGATCCTTGGTAAAGCTTGTTGGCGAATGTGCTTTTTCTACTCGATGCAACGTCAATTATTTTACGGTTAAATATTTTTGCATCGCCGAGGTAAGAGCTGCCGGCATCCTTAATAAGATCTTCCCACTCTCCTTTCCTAGCGCCGCTGTCTACTAGTCCTAACTCTATGTATTCATCGAACTCTTTATCTAAGCCGGCTTTGTTTAAGCCGCTGCTGGGACCAGTTAAATTTGCTTTTTCAGCTAATCGATATTTATCAAAGGTGTTGTTAAAGACCAGTCGCGCAGAGTCAACAAGGTCTTGGCCTCTTCCAAAATTACCATTGGCTAATGCAAAGAAAGAAGCTGTTGTTGCGTTTCTTATTTGAGTAATCGGGCTATAAACTGTCTTAGCCATCTGAGATATACCCTTCACACCTAACAGAGTAGCGTAGAATTTATTTTGCGATAAGCTATCAAAGATTCCTGGTATGTCTTGAAAAGCTCTTACATGCTCTTCTCTTGCCCACTTGCCGTTTAGTTCTCCAAACTTTAATCGATCGCCTTTTGAGTCACTTCCTATTTGAGCCCAGTTAGCCAGGTCATCACCAATCTCATCGGCTTCTTTTAGAAACCTAGAATTAGCTGGAAGTGCATTATTAAAATCATTGATGCGTTGAAAGTATCTACCTTTGGTAATGATTTTTGACTGACCTTCTATGGTCTCTTGTACTTTAGTAAGCAGTCCTTCTTTTCTTTCTTGGAGTGGGCGATTAGTTGTGTAATAAGTTCCATCAGCTTTTTTGGCTCTTAATACTGCATCACCTGTATACTCACCAAGAAACTCTCGAATCGCTGGAAGATTATCTAGCTTCCTTCCCTTGAGCGGTCCTTGAGCAGCAGCATAGAGAACATCTTCATCGAACTGCATTCGAGTTTCCATCTTGCTTGCCCCGAAGTTTTTACGAGAAAGCATGTTTCTGAGAGTGGTGTTTATCTCTGCATTTAACTCTGCCCCAGGAGTCCTCCCCTCATTGAGCAGCAATGTTTTTAATTCATCCTTAGCTGCCTGAGTTTTTTCTGCGCTTGGAACATAGTCAGGATCTCTTAACGATCGATAAGCTCGAGTGCCGTAATACTCCATCTGAGCATTAATGGTCTCTCTTAAATTCTGATAGAACTCATCATCACCTAATAGTTTTAATTTTGTTTGGTCTGTCAGCATGATCGATTGTTCTTTAATCTGCTTTTTAATATCGGTTGCAGCCTCGAACAAACTAACCCGCTTGGTGTCTGTTCCTTTATATAAAGAACCAATCTTTTCATCGAGCTCTTTAAGAGCATTCAACCCGTTTTCTCTAACAGCATCAGACTTACTAAAAAGACTATTGTTTAATGCCGTAATAGCTTCTTCTTCTAATGTATTATTTGTTGCTCCTGATCTACTTAAAATACTAAAGCCGCGATCTACTTGATCAAAACTTTTAGCGAGTTGATTGTCTACTAAATTAGCCTCGTAAAGTTGAGAAGCTTTAGCTTCTGCTACTGCTCTAGAGGGAAGCTCTCCCTGAAAAGTCATGTATTTATTCCACAACTTTCTTATCTTTCCAGGCTCAACTAAATCATCTGCTGTCTTTACTCCGCCCAATGGCGAGTTCATCTCTCTCAATCCTTTAAGCACATTAGATTGAGCGATGTTTTTAGCTAAATCAGTTCTTGCTAAAGCAGTCATTCCAGCCCCACCTGCTGCTCCAGCCGCTCTTAACATAGGAGGCAGGCCCAATATTAAAGCAGCGCCTTCCCCAGCCACCTTTAATCGATTACCTAATTCAGCAGATACTCTTTCCATACCTTCTAAATCTTCAGTGTCTGTTGGTTTTAAGGGAGCTATATCAAAGAAAGTGCTCGCCATCGATTCAATGTCATGAGTAGCTACAGCGAAGTCAGCGGCTGTTACCGCTGCTGCTTGACCTGCAAAACCAAGACCTCGAGCTTTAGCCATTTTTGCAGCAACGCTACCTGGAAGAGCAAACTGAGCAAGCATCTCTGAAAACTTACCCATGCCAGTATTAATTTCTGGTGTTATTTTATCGTAGAATTTTCTAGTTCTATCGACTATTTCCGAATCACCAAGCATTGCCTCAAGAGGAGTGGCAGCTAAAGTAGCAAGCCCTTCTGTTGTTTTTACTAAACCAGCGGCTGGTCCTTTAAACAAAAACTCACCAAGAGAATCTAACCCAGTGGTTTCTGCTCCTTTTTTCCCTCCACTTAAAGCTCTTTTATTAAGGCTATTAAAAAATTCTTCAGGATCTTGATCGCCAATATCAACAACACGACCTGAAGCTAAGGTAACCTGCATGGGTTAGATTAATCCTTTTTTCTCAAGCTGACTTGCGCTTTGTACTATTAAATCATATTGACTTACTTTTTCAGAGTTATCGTCTTCTGGATTAATAGCTATTGAATCTTCAAAAGGATTAATTCCAGGATTTTCTTTATAAAATAAAGACAGTTGGTTTTTAACAAAGTCAGACTTACTTCTTCCCAAAGCCATCTTGATTAATTCTTGTTCTGACATTTCAGGATACGCTTCAGCAAGAGCTTCTTTGGTAAGATCGAATTCGCTCTTACGAGCCTCAATGGCATCCATCTCTCCATAGTAAGCATTAACCGCCTCACTTAAAGTATTAAATGGAACATAACCTTCTCGAGGAGTGGTCATTGCTCTGAAGGCAGATAGCATTGCTCTTCGGTAAACAGGATCCTCTTTGATTCTATCCATCGAGTTAACGATCGTGTCACGAAACTCTCCTGGCAATTCACCAAGATTGCTAAAGATTTCTCTCCACTGTCTAGGCTCATCAACTTGCTCAGTGACAGTCATTTTTTCTTCTACGACTTCTTCTGCTGGCGCTTCTTCATCATCACCAAAAATACCTTCATAAAGGCTATAAGCTCCAAGACCTAATGCCCCAGCTCCAAGAGCTCCCCCAGCAGTCCTCAATTTATTTCTTCCCATTGCTGCCATCATCCCTGGCTTTACTTCTGGCTCTACAGGAGGAAGAGGCTCTTCTTGTTTTGCTTTCTTAGCCTCTGCTTTCTTTGCTTTAGCCTCTGCCTTATCTTTTTCTTTCTTTAGTTTGGCTGCTGCTTCTCTTTGTTTCTTGGTCGCCTTGCTTGATATTCCGAGCGTTTCAGCAGTTAGCTTAGGCATAGTTTTAGTTTGAGCATCACCAGTTAAGCCTTTAAGAACAGCCTTGAATCGATCAGAGTTTTCTCCAAACTGGTCAGCAACTTTCTTTAACATAGCGCCAATCTCAGGGCCATACTTGGAGGTAAGTCGAGCAATACCACCCACAGCAAAGTTTTGTGGAGTAGCCAATCCGCCATCAGCAGCAAGCCAACGCTCATCGTCACCAAGCTCTCTTATGCTTCTTAATATTCTTTTGCCGGGGAACCATCCTGTTTTTCTAGATAGCCTGTCTTCATCCTCATCATCGTCTTCATCAACTATTAAAGCTTGAATGCCTTCAGATGGAGTTTCTTTTGTTGGTGATGGGCGAGGAAGCATTTCCATAATGCCTTCAGCCTCCTCATCGTCATATCTCATGAATGGTTGTGTTAGCTCTGGTATATCTCCTCCGGGGGTAAAAGTTATATTCCCTTCCTCATCAATATCAATACCAAAGTCACCATCTTCTGGTTTGTATGGGAGAGTTTGAATAATACCTTCTGGCAAATCTTCAATTTCTGGCAGACTAGAAATGCCGCCTTCATCTTCAGCAACAGCTTCAGGAATAATGGCATCGATTGCACCCTCACCAAGATCACCAACAATTCTGCCAGTTTGGGATTGTGCATATCCAGCCGTTCTTCCAGTACCTTTGCCTAATAATTTTAATTTGTCAGGAACTTTCTTTTGAACATCAGCTACTTTTTCTAAGGCTTTAGTAACTTTAGCGCCTTTGTACCCCATACGAGCAAGCCTTGCGGCTATAGCAGCGGGAGGAAATAACCACAAAGGAGCCATTGCAGCAGCAATTGCCACATCAGTCGGATCGTCAGGATCAGCAATTAAAAAATCAAACATATCTCTAGCTGTTATGCCTGATCCCTCTTCAGTTTTTTCTGTTGTAAAAAAATTACTAGAAAACGGATTATATTCTTCAACCATATCAGAGAGAGAATCAAGAAAGCCGCCTTCATCCATATTGATTGGAGCAACTCCAGCCATTATTCCACTACCCTCTCTCATTTGAGGGGTCTGAAACATAGGTCGATTCATATATTCATTCATATTTAATCTCTAAAAAGGGCCAAAAGCTCACCCAAAGTTCCAACCCCCTTCATAAAGCTTGAAGGGTCTTGGTAGAATCCTTTAGAGCCCTGTTGAGTGCCATATCCTTGTCGTATAGAAGCGCCATATGGTGCAATTCCACCTAGTAATTGCATGCCTCTTTGTAGTCTCATAAATGGTTCATCAGCCATTTGAGTTGCAGATCTGTATTGAGATTCAAATCCTCTATCCTGGATTCCTCTTCCTACTTGACCAAGTCCTCCCATAGTTCCTATCTGAGAAGTTAACATATCAAATCCTTGGCGACCCAAACCTCCAATGCCAGCGGCTCCAGCACGTTGTCCAGCAGTACCCATTTGATAAGCGTTCATTGCCTGACCAAACGCATCTGAAGAGAGTCCTCCCATTCCAGATGCCGCTTGTTGTCTTCTGCGTTGAGCGTCTTCAAAAGCAGACTGCCTTAGCTGTTGACCCTGTCTTCCATAAGAACCTATTCCTTGGGCAGCTCTGGCCATAGCATCACGCTGCCTACCAAATTCTCCCATCGCAGCTTGTTGAGCTCGCTGGTATCCCTGAGATCTAATACCACCAACCGCATCCATTAATCCTCGACCTAGAGCTCTGTCTGATTCTCCCTGCTGTAATCGAGAACGAGATCCGCCAAATGCACCTTGACCAATTTCAGAAGCCCTTCGACCAATATCTGATTTAGCACCACTCTCTCTAATGTCTTTCATGGTTTGTTGAACCACAGCATCTTCATATGGATCCATATATGCTTGAGTGGATTGAGGATTAAATCCACCAGCGCTTTGCTGATACATTCCTCTTATAGACGGATCATCAAAACCACCACCAAACTGCCCATAACTTGTTTGGAAAAGATTTCTAGCGCCTTGGTCCATGTAAGGACGCGCTTCGTTAGGATTAAACTGCCTTGATCCTTGACGATACATTCTTTGTGCTTCGTTAAGCTGTCCAGAAAAACCACCAAGACCCTGAGCTAAATTACGGGCTTGTATTTCTTGAGGAGAAAGACCAGCAATTTGCTGCATAGGTATTGGTATTGGCTTAGACATCATGCCAGGTTGAGTAGGCGTTCCAAAATAAGCACTACCTAAGTTACGAGCAATGGACTCTATCCATGGAGCCCGTGTTGTCATGTCATAAGAAGGCAATGGCACAGAAGCGCCTGTTGTATCTACAGTAACTGTATCGGTTTCAAACGCTGACATTACGCAACTCCCGCAGCTTTCATGCCTTTTCTTTGAAGTTTGTACATTTCTCTTGCACCTAATCTACGCTGCTCTGCTTCATCGTTAGCTGGCGCACCAGCCATCTGACCAATACCTCTTAAAGCCGCAGCATTTGTTACAAATTCACCATCACTTAACATTGCAGGTATATCATCTGATTTTTCAGTACCTGGTCCAGAAATCTGTCCGTTCTTTCTAGGGAAGTTTTCAACTAAATTACCCTTAGCAAATGCAGCCAATCCGCCTTGAGCCATTGACCCTATGGACGGAATAGAGCTAATTGAATCATCTCCGCTAGGAAATGGACCTGCTATTACTGCTTGAGTTTTTTTATCAATTAAATATGAATTGCCTTGACCGTCATCCATCTGAACAAATGGAACATCTCTTGCTACAGATGCTTCTATTTCTCTTAGCATGTTGTCGGTTGGACCCATGCTAGCAGCAACATAGTCAGCGTATCGAGGATCACCTGGACTAGGTGGCTGATAATCTCTACCAAATGGATTGTCTCCTTCCCAGCTTCCACTAGATTTAGGAAGCATTCGACCTTGTATTCCACCAAAACCTTTTGCGCCTAAATTTGCCGCGCTTAATCTGTATCCTGTCTGTTCACCTGTGTCTCTATCAAAAGTTGGAACATATTGATCAAGATGAGGAGTTGATACTTTCCACGCCGAACCAGGCGCGTCTACATGACCATACCTTGGCTTGCCTTTTCCTACTTCTTGAAGCCTTCTTGCTTCAGCTCTTTGTTCTGCTCTACTAGGGAGGTAAGCACTAAAGTCTACAGCTAAAGCATCTTCAACCATTTGCTCTGTAGTTCTTTCATCTTTTTGGCCTGATTGTTTTCTGGCTTCTTCCCATTTTTCTTTTACTCTTGCTAAAGCATCTATTCTGTTTTGGGTTTCTATTCCTTGCTCTTTCATTGCTCTATCTAATCTTTTTAAAAGATTAGAAGGATCGCTAAGATCTGATAGTTCAGGATCAACCCCAGTAAAAGACGGGTCATTCATAATGTCAGGCGGCTGTTGATAACCACCAGCATATCCACCCATATCCGTTTTAGTGTCGCTCATTTCAGGATAAACAGGAGAATAGTCTTCAGGCGCAGAGGTTTTTTGTTTACCAAAAGGAATCAACCTACGAAGAGCAGCAATTCCTCTCTCCCCCATTGAAATCAATCCGCCAACTATGGGTAAATCTGAAATATCTTTAGGGTCAATTTTTGTTAATGCTTTAATGCCAGCATCAGTGCTTCCATACTTTTCTCTAATCTTGGCAATTTCTTCTCTAGCTTTATTTCCTATCTTACCCCAATCAATAGGCTTGCCATCAAATTTTGAAAAGTCAAAATCATCAGCGTATTCCCCATACAGATTCTGAGGAGAAAAGAAATCCATATTTCTTGTACTACCAACGTCAGTGTTTCTTGTGGTTTCAGTAGTTTCTGGAAGGTTGATTACATTAAGCTCAAAATCTTCAGCGCTAGGAGTGGATGGATATGTATAATCAGGGAGTGTAGAAATGCCACCACCTGTACTACCACCTGTACCACCAATAGGAGTACCAGTAGTCGTTAAATAGTTGGCATAGGGCTGACCAGCCAGGAGCTGGTAATCCAAATTGTAATCAACATCAGGCCCATAAATAGGATCAATTCCTGATGCCATATAGATTCTTTCGAGGTCACTAACCCCCGGCTGAAACTTGCCTAAAGCCTCTAAAACCTTGGCTTGCGTGACTCTTCTTACTGGATCATCTTCTACTGCATCTGCCATTACAGTCCCAGCCCAACAAAAATAAAATCATCTAATAGCATATCACTATTTCTCCTTTGTAGTCTCATCGGATTTCTTGTAATAATCCACTATTGATAAGACTTGTCGCAGGTATCTTTTGATATCTGCCATGTTGTTACTAAGGTTCTCATACCCTTTTGTAGTGAGGCTATAGTATACATTCATAGGTGCATTACCCTCACTCAAATCATTTAAATACTCTTCCATAGTGGCTGGCGTTAGCACCTTCCACTCTACTGGTAATGCATTGATAGCAGCGGGTAAAGGAGGGTGATACATGGGTGCTTCTTTAACCACAGTCACCACCTCTACAGGCTTTACTTCAGGGATGTCGCGTTTACCACCCCCAAGCATTGAACATCCACTAAATAGAACTAACAGTCCTATCAGGATTAGTGATTTGTTCAAGTTCTTCTCCTACTTTTGCAGTACCTTTATTAATAATTTTCTCTATCAACCCAGGCTTTTTCATAGATATTACATTTAAGTTGTGCTTCGACCACTTTTTTCTAATATCAATGACCTCTTCTTGAGCGTCTTGGTTTTCTTTAGATAGTCGCTCAACCTGAGCAACCATAAGTTTTTGATTCTCGATGGTTTCGTTTAGGTTGTCATTTTGCTTTTGAATGGTGCTTTCAAGAGTCTTTTGATTCTGAATGGATTGTTCTAACCTTATTTGAAACGATTCCAGTTCAGCTTGTGACTTATCGTAATACAGCTTAAATGCTCCCGATAAAGCAACCAAAGCGATCCCTAATCCTATGCTTAGTTTAAATCCCATTTCGTTAAGCAACCGTTCCTTTCTTCCATTTTCTCGAGGGCGACTGGGTTTTGCTTGGGCTCCATTTAACTTTGTCTGCCCAATAAGCTGCTGACAGTTTACCTCTGGCTATGTTTTTAGCATGGCGAGATTTAAATGCTTTTCGCTGGCCAACTGTTTGATTTGTCTTTACACCTTGCTGCCCAAATCTAATGGTCTTTATTTTATCCCCTTGTTTAGCTACAACAATATGAGATTTAGTAGGGTGTTTTGGAGTTCGTTTAGGTTGATTAAATCCACTAACGCCAGCTCTAGCTAGTCTTGGATCTCTTTTTGAATCTGGGTCTGAGGCTGTTCTTCTTCTCATTATGCGGTCCTAGTTCTATGAGATCTGGTTTTTTTTGCAATTTTTCTAGGCTGAGAACTGTGCTGCTTCCCCTTTTTGGTATCTTCTTTTTTCTTTTTGCTGGTCGCCGAATACTCTTGAGAGGATAAAGACTTGATTGCGCTTTCTGGTAAGTATCTTTCTCCAGATGCATTCGGACCTTGAGTTGAAGGTCTTCCTGATTTGGTTTTCCAGTTTTGCTTTCCCCAATTCTTTAAAGACATTTGGGTTTTTTTAAACATTTCTATAGCCTCCGCCTTTTGCTTTGTATTGTTTAGCTAACATCTGAGCTTTGCGAGCAGACCATTTGCCAGGTGCTGCGCCTTTACCTGATGCTTTTATCTGTTCAAATAATTTTTCACGCATAGCTGGTTTAGTGTAGTTACCAGCTTCGTTAACTTTAGATTTGGTTTTTTTCTTTTTAGTTTGAGACTGAGTTTTTTTGTACATTCTTACACCAAAAAATTAATGTTATTAGGCGCTTTGGTACGCTGCATTTCTATTTTACCATTCTTTGCAATATAGAGTGTAGTGTCTAGCTGCTGCACTCTTTGCCTACGCTCTTCACGATTTGTAGACTCCATAAGCTTTTGATAACGTATTTCGGCTGCTTGTCGCCAAGAGATGTCATTTACTGGACTTGTTGCTCCTATATCCATTATTTAAAGATCAGTATGACCCCTCCAATTAAAATAAACGCACAAAGAATGCCGATGGCACTCACCCCCATAATTAAATATATTTGCCGAAGCATTTTCTTTCTAGCCGCAGCCCTAGCTCTTATCGCCTCCATCTGACGTTTATGATTCGCTTTTTGTCTTGCTTTAGCGTCATCCCATCTTTGAAGCAAGGCTGGATCGTGAATGACCAGCATATCGTGAAGCGACTTTTCCCACTGATCCCTGCGGTGTTTGATGGATTCCAATTTTAAAAGCTCCTGTGAGCTGAGGTTGTTGATAACCGAATCTTTCTTATCGCGCTCAAACGAATCTAGCGCATCAGAAAACCCTTGCATTAATTCGACAGCTTTGCTGGCTCCATCCCCAACCTCATTGAGTTTGTTGATGGCGGTGCTGATAGTGCTGAGGATCGCCCCTGCCGCAGCCACTGATTCAATTATCATGGTAAACCCCTATGGTTTACGGGACATATAGGCCGTAGCGCCGAAATAAAGACCTATAATAGAAGCCTGACTCAGGAACAACATATCACTTAGGGAGGCTAGGGTTGATAAACGAGCTTCTGGAATGAAAGGCAAAAGGGGTAATAACGAATAAAGAACCATAGAAGACATAGCAACCCAGGCTATTCTGCGCTGTGAATCTTGCTTCTCTTCGCGCAGATCTAATTCGAGCATTTGCGTTGCCCGTTCTAGTTCTTCATCAGAAACTGTGCCGTCCTGGTCAATATCATATTTGGCCCAAACTGAATTTTCTTGTAACTTTTTAGCCATTTTCTTTTAACCGTTGCTGTCGATAAAACTCAATGTATTCTTCCCATCGAGCAAATCGTTTTTCTTCGTGAATGTAAAATAATCCGCTGTATATACTCATAACTAATCCCAAAACTTTTGGTTGGCTCCAGCCATTACTGGCTTACAATAAGCCGTTATGTTGTGTTGTTTGATGCCCCCTCTACAACGGACATCTCTGCAATTATGCTCAATCCAATACGCAAACTGTTGGCAGCGGTGAATGTCCTTAAATAACATTTGTTCTGAACCTTGAGTCACATTTCCCTCAATAACCGTAATTAACATAAAGGCTAGTATTGTGCCTTTCATTCAAATGGTGTGTATTGCTTGCCATGATAAACCAGAGCTTGGTTTCTATTTTCTCCCGCTGACACATAACTTACATGAATCCAACCGCTGTTAGGATCTACTCCATCATAAAACTCAAGAATCAACTGATCATAATCTAGGTTGTCTATGACCCATCGAGCTACTTTATCGTTGTCTACTCCTGGTATCTCAAAGTCTATTGCTTGTCCTTTACAATGCTGACTTTTAGAGCTTGACCCTATTGCCGCGTTTAATTCTTGGCATCGATACCCGCTATTAAGAGTAAACGGTATTCCATAATGTACTCTAACCGGCTCTATTACATTTTCTAAAACTCGCTTTAAGTTCTCTAGTTCTTCACCAGTGGCTGTATTATCAATGCCTTGGCGTTGTGCGGTTTCACTTCTACAGCATTCGTTTAAAGTAAAATGTTCACTTAACTTTTCACTCATTAGCTAATCTCCACTGTAATGTTACCGCTTGCAATTACCTGTACTGTACCAAGAGTTGCAGTGGCACTTAAACCAGAAGTTGACGGTGTAGAAAGATATTCCCAACGAGTGCCTAACCAAACCTGAAGAACTTCTTGTGTTAAATTCCAGATTACTTCTCCTGTTGGAAACTGTAACTGATCTATTTCTTCATCGGTGTATTGAGGAGTTGCGTCAAAGTCAACCGCATCTAAGCTAAGTTCTAATATACGAACAAATCTATTAAACGTATTTACATCAACAAACTGATTCGTGTACGGTGAAACTAAAGGCAAACGCCCTTGTAATATTTTGCTCATCTTCTGCCGTTGGGACGAAGATCTAAACGAGTGCCACCGACTCTAAAGCCTACTCCTAATTGTACACCTTCAGAGGCGTCATCATCTGATTCAAAACGCACAACAGCTTGTCTTGCCCTGGCTCGCATATCTATTTTAGTGGTGCTTGCTGTAAACGAACTAGTATTATCAGTTGTTAATGAGTCAGCGGGATAGTTGCGGGTTTTTAATACCGTATTGATTTGCTGACCAGATCCTCCGGTTCCTGTGAATTTTACGTCTGGTATCATGCGGCGTATAAATTGAAACTCTTCTCCTTCTCCTATATCGAAGTCACCTGACTCGACATATACGTTGGTCATTGGGGAGCCGTCTGCATCGTTACCAGTTTCATGGTCATAAATATAATAGTTGCTACTTGCTGCTCCCGCAGCTCTAGGATTATTTTCTATTCCCTCATCAATCCACGCCGTTCTGTCTAGTTCTCCTATAGACCAAACATTATCTACATAATTAAAGGTGGCATAACGATTAGGCAAGTTGGAATCACTAGAACTATAAAACCAACCTACTTCATTAAATTGACGATTTAAAAAAGAAAAAAACTGAAAATTTTGTTCTTCGTTAATATCATCAAAAACATAGCTATGTACTGAGCAAGGTACATTTTGAACAGAACCGTTATATACATAAAAACCTTTACGATCCATCCAGAAAACTCCAGCAGGGGAGTTAATAGCGGCGTTTGGACCAATAAGCCCGACACCTTCGTTAATTAGATTTAATCCAAAAGTTAACGGAGGACCAATAAATTGTAAGCTATATAACGAAGTATCCGTCCAAATGAGAACTTCTTGACGAGCTCTTAACCCACCTATTATCTGAGATCCTGAAGAAACTCTTAAAGACCCTGCTGTATTAGTGCTTTTAGGCTCCCATTCCAATATATTTTCTTGGTCACAAAATGCAATAAGTAGTGGATCTACAACGCTTGTACGAGCAACCCCCGCCGAATCAATAGGATCTGCGCCTAAAACAATAGCGTGTCTATCTATATCTGAAACAATCACTTGTAATCCTACAGTGGGCGGCAAATTAGCCCCAGAAAGATCTTCTAACGCTTTAGATCTAACTGAAACAGTATCTGAATTATCCCAATAAAAGACACCTCCTCCTCGAACACAAGAAAGCATATCTTCACCGAAATTATCAATTGACCACAAACGTAATTGACTGGAAGCACTTAACGCACTAACAGAGCCAAATGTGCCGCTACCCCAAGTGCCAGAACCCCAACCAGAACCCTGGACATAAGTATCAAGCCCAATATTAATTTGATATGCGCCAACTACACTGCTTCCTCCATTGCCACTATCGCTGGCATTAGCAGTTACGGTAGCTCCTGAAGTATCTTTTGCAGTAAACGTGTAGGCGTTAGCACTAGTTACAGTAGCTATTTCATACTCTTGATCAAGCACAGCAGCGGTTACATTACCGCCTAAACTCGCAGATCCGCTAAAGGTTACAAAATCTCCAGCCACTGCTCCATGGTTAGTGTCAGTTGCCGTAATAGTAGAAGAACCATTGCTGGCTGAAAAAGTAACATCTCCCGCGCTAGTAGTTAAACGAAGAGGAGTTACATCGTTAAACTCGTCGCCTTCTTGAATATAAAGTTTTAGACGAGTTCCTATACCTAGAAATTTTGTACCTTGAAGATTAACCCAGGCATGAAGTTTGCGCCCAGTTCCCAAATAAGCATTGAGAGAGTTTTTAGCCCAACCACCTATTTTTTCTGGAAATCCTTTACGAAATCTAACAAGATTACCATCAAACCACTTGCCTTCAGCCGTATAAGCGGTTCCTTCTTTGTCGATACCTGGATTGAATAAAAACTTTTGTAATGGCATAACTCACTTCAATATCATTGTTATCCAACCAGCTAAAGCAGTAGTGATAACAGTTCCTATTACTAACCATGCTAACTTTTCCCAACGAGCAGCATGAGCGTTGCTTGCATTTTTTAGTTCTCTAAGTTCAATAGTACATTCTGCCCAGCGCTCACCACACTCTTTTTCATGATGGGCTATACGTTCTAACGCTTCTAAAGCCAATGCTGTAGGTGTGGTTGGCTTAACAGCTTTAGCTGTTTTTGTCTGTCGTTTTTTCGCTGGCATTTGTTGTCATCTTTACTGGCTTTACCTCTGCGCTGGATTGTTTTGCTTTGCCTATGTTTAATGCTGCAATCTCCAGAATTTTATAAAGTCTGCCGATTAACGCATCGTCTTTTGGAGTATCTGTTAAACTGCATACAATGCTTGCGATGCACACAATAGATGTTACAACAGTAATAATATTTGTAATTGCTTCCATTATTCTTGCTCCGGGGTAACCGCCTCTAGTTGTTGTACATACCAATTAAAAGCCGCTACATAAGTATCAAGCTGCTTTTGATTGGCATTAATTACATTGGTAATCTGCCCAATCTCTTCTCTAAGTTCGTCCATACGAGCAGTCAACATCTCAGGATTAGGAGGAAGTTGAGCAACCTCTGCTTCTTCCACAACCTCTGCGTCTACAACTTCTTTAGTGTCTTGTTCCATCTTCTGCTACCTTCCATACATTCAAATTTGCAGCGACTGTGCGCCGTTCTCCGTCACCCTCAAAGGGGTAAACCATGTGCGTTAGCCAGCTAGGAAACATCAAAAACTTTCCGACCTCTGGCCTTATTACGAAACTTTGTGGAGGGGCTAACCGCTCTACATCAATTAGACTATTACGGCCATAGCTAAATGCTAGACACCCATCTGCATTACCAGAAGAATTATATAAGCTGTACTCAGGACTTCCCGCTGTCGGCTGATCTAAGATCTGTTGCGGTACTTTTGTCCATGTAGTACAGGAGACTCCCATAATGGTCTTAGTACCATGATCGTGTATGGGGTTGTAATCTCGTTCATAGCTATGCACAGACCAAAGTTCATCAGTCATTACCTCCCTCTTACCTTCTAGCGAATTACCAGATGCAGCACAAAACTGCTTCACATAATCCATTGCTAACCCCTGAATCATTCTGTTGAAATCTTTTAATTCTTCACACAGATGATCCATCGTAAGCTGTTGCCCGTGGCCTATCTGACCTACTAGCGTACCTGCATGGCTTTTACGCTCTTCGGAAACCATCAACTTATCTAGGTAAGTGTTTAAATCACCCACCATATTCTCAGGCAATTGGGTTTCCAACATAAAAACCGCTGGCAGTGTATGGAAATTATAAGGTTGCGGTTCCATTAACTCGGTATCGCAAACTCGTTATTGGGTACAGGGTCTTTAGAAGGATTGGTAATCACAGAATCGTATTGACTTGAAAATACTGCATCCCATTTAGCCGTTGGGCAAAGATCTTCTAACTCTTTTTTAGTCCAATCGCCTTCCGCTTTAGCAGTAAAATTGTTGATTGTTTCATCCCCATCAGGAGTTCTGCGTGTTTCAGACGCTTCAATAGTGGTATGTTTTTCACTTTGATAATAATCAGCTTTTCCCTCTGTTCCTTGTTCATACATCATGGTTAATGACCAACGAACTACCTTGCCATCCTCGCTTGAAGGGATAGCTTGAGTTAATGTTTTCTTTACTGCCATTTTAGTCTCCTATTCGCAATTGCAGTTATTAAGTTTTTCAGTTAGCTCATCTACCTTGTCAGACAGCTCTTGAATTGCCTTAACAGCCGTCCAAAGAACTGCATCCGTTTTTACAGTTAGCAGACCGTTATCTCTTGTCGATACTGTTTCTGGTATGACGTTTTCTATTTCTTGAGCTATAACCCCAGTAATGAGCTTTCCAGTAGGAAGTTTTTCGTCTAGCTCAATTTCGATTTCCTCTTTTTCTCGATATTCAAACTGCCTAACCTGAACACTATTTAAAGCATCCAAGCCAAGTGTTGCATCACCAATGTTTTTCTTAATACGAGCGTCCGAGGTTGTATTCCAAGAAGAGGTGTTATTACTATTAAATACACCAGAAGCAGCCAAAACTCTAAAAGTACTATTGCCTGCTCCAGTACAGTTATAACCTAGCATTATTTGATTTGAGGCATCTGCGGCACTCGGGTGCGAAAAAGCCCCTAAACAAATATTTTGTTCGCCTGTCGTAATAACTTGATTATAAGAACCAGAGTCATATCCGATACAAATATTGTAATCGCCCGTACTAATTCCATCTCCAGCGTAAGCACCTAGAAGGATAAGACCTCCTGCTGTTGCGTCATTACCAGAATCGTACCCAATACAAACATTATTGCTGTCAGTAGTACAACTTTCTAGGGCATTTTTTCCTACAGCAACATTAGAGATGCCACCTGTAATGTTTTGACCTGAATCAAGACCAAGCAAAGTATTAGAATAACCGCTAGTAATGTCATAGCCGCTATTTAAACCCACACAAACATTATCGTAACCACTTGTTACGGCATACAAGGCAGTGCGACCAATCGCGACATTGTTACTACCTGTTGCAGTAGAGTAAGACGCAGCTAAAGAACCAACAAAGGTGTTGTAATTTGCTGTGGTTTGACCGTCACCAGTTTTATATCCTATATGAACATTTTCACTACCAGTAGTTATGGCATAACCCGCCTGAGAGCCCATTGCTGTATTTTCCGCGCCCGTGGTAGATGAGTTGAGGGCTGCATACCCGACTGCGGTGCTGTTATCTGCGGTGGTGCATGCGTTGAGGGCTGA